GAGTATCTTACCAAGTACGTTCTCCATCAGTATCTTAGATAGAGTTGGTTTTGTTTACGCAGTTCCTACTGCTACTCCCCAGTTTTCTTGGCTGGGGGGGTGCCTCTTTTGACACGGTGAGTTTTACCAACTCCCGGCCGAGGCCTTCCACGCGAGGATTTTGACTTCTCTGATGTTTTATCGCGTGGGGGTGCGCTGCTCTTCCTGGCACTTTTCGTTTCGTCTGTCGGTGCTTGCTCCGTTCCCGCTGCTCCATCAGCTCGTTGTGGATCGATGATTTCATCATCAACAACGAACGACACGACTCCAGCTGCTGGGCGTTTGGGTTCAGCACAAATTGGAGCTTCAAACAGGTCCTTTGCTTCTTCGACTCCAGCCAACCAGTTGTTGAATATGGAACGGTCGAATTCAGGAAAAAGCTTACTGAATTCCACGTCCATCCATCCATCAACATTTTGGTTGGGGTACTGTTCGGAATCGTCGAACTTAGACCACCAGTTACCGAGTCTAAAAGATGTACGGGGTACATTTCCGAGCCGCAGGTGCACCAACTTACACAGTTCTCCCATAACTGGGGTGTGTGAATCGGTTGCCAGGTAGGCTTCTGCCTTTTCGCGTAGCTTCTGTTGAGCAGTAACGCCCTGAGGTAGGCGAACCGTAGTGTGGAATTTGGACAGTTGTCTCTTGACGTCGCACATACTATCAGGAGATCCAGTCCACACTTGCGGTGAATAGAAGCGTGCCAAAAAGTTGACCCCTCGCTCCCCGACGTGAACAAGAGAGGCATCCAAGATGAGCCCCACGTGTTTACACGCCCATTGATGGTCCGCTGTTGACAGGTCAGCATCGAGACCGTCGTCACCCATGTGAATTCCGATGGCGTCGAAAGCTTCCCTCGGGCTGTAGCGACCACCGGTGGGCTTGTAGGCGTGCCGGAAGGCGAGGTAGGCTGCGAAGGCAGCGCGCAGGGTCTGGAAGAGGCTTGTTGCAGGGCAACCAGACCCGTGACTAGGTCCTTGTTCATAACTGGTTCCATTGGGGAAGGTTCCTTTGTTATCAACGTTCCTCTTGAGAAGTTCGTTCAAGACAGCCCGGTGGTGATGAAAGGCCTTCATCATCACCACCCGATCAACCCGGCGTAACGTGTAGGTGATAGTACCGTCCATCCTGTGGTAGTCAGAGATGTTAACAAAACTATGGGCGTTTTGACAGATCTCGGCTACCCGGTGGGCGATCTTCTCCGGCGTCATGCCAGGTGCATACCAAGGAAACTTTTTACAGTGTGCGGATAGTGACAGTGCAAACTGTGACATAGTGAGCTTGTCCCTGTCGTTGTACATCGAAATGTTACGAGGGTCCTTGGGACCTGGGTAAGCTTCACTCTTCAGGAAGTTCTTCAACCTCCTGAGAAATGTTGTGCCATACACGCATGCACGGCTCAACGAAAGTTTCTGGGTAGGGCTGTTCTGTTTCTCAGCAACAGTTTCGAAACAGAAGGGTTCTAGGACCATCCCCTCGAGTATGTGATCTACAAAATCATCCATACAAGCATCACGGTAGGCATGGGGTCGTGGCTCCTCCTTCCGAAGGGCTACTACCCGTCCAGCCACGCACCTCCTCTCACTCGAAGGGGTGTTGGCTGGGGCGAATGCTTCATGAACTAGTGCGCTCATGAAGTCTTGTAACTTACAACGGGCGTCGGGGTCGTACGATTCGGGTTCGAATTGATAGACCCTGACACCCTTTCCGACGGGGTATACAGTGGGTATCTTCTGTGGCGCAGCCACGCGATGATACTCAGTGAGTACTACCGCACTCTTCCGTTCTTCCTTGTCCAGCCAGCTAGCTACTGTCGGTAGCATCAGGTTAGTAGTACCCAATCGTCCCACCCCTTCAATCGCTGCATCGGTCTCAGCTGGTATCGTAGCACAAAGCATGGAACCAGCCTTCCCCGTAGTGATGAAGTGGCCGTCCTTTCGGTGAACATTAAAACGGATGTAGTGCGTGCCGTCCTCTGCAATGACCAAAGGGTTGAAACGCGTGAGCGCCTTCCCCTTCAGCATATAGCCAGCAACAATTGCCACTAGCCCATTGAACGTCTTGATCGGAGTCAACAGTATCACCTGCCTATTGGCAGTAACCTGTTTCCTCTCAAGCGCGTAAGTTACTAAGGTACCACCAAACCACCCTTGCTTACGGACGATGATAGAGTCGCCCGCGTAATCCCAAAGATGGTGATTGTACCTCCCGCCTCCTGCGACAACAGTTGTTAGGCTGCCGTCGTTCTCAAAGTACACAGACGTATCGTCCGTGTGCGATGCTGCGGCCTCGGGCACCACCGTGTAGATCAACGTTGGTTTACTCCGTGATGCCAGAAGTTCCGGCATGTCGATGTAGTAATCGACATCACAGATGTATTCCATGTCATCTGGGAGAACAGGGTCACTCCTGTTCTCTACGTTGGTGTCCTTGGCCCAATACCACTGGCGCGTACCACGAAGGTTCTTGCGTTGGTCAGACTTGGACATGCCAAGAACATAGAGGCGGCTACCAGCGTGGGAAGCCATTCTCTTCGCAAAAACAGTCGCAGCAGTGCGTGCACCAGCGGCCGAGGGGTGTGTATGACCAGGCACATCAGCAGCCTGGTCGACACTAGTCTGTGTGAATGCATCACGAGCAAGGTCCGGCGACACATCCGGTTCACTTGCGTGATCTTCACACCACTTCGAGATCCTACCACGGATGTCGAAGCCTTCAAACGCTATATACGCCAACCCGCCAGCAATTAAGGCGGTGGAGGCAACGATTACAGTTCGGTTTCGTAGCATTTGGTATTGAGGTGATT